TTATCCAACTCTAATTATTCTTGATTTAAGTGGTTGTCTAAAATTATAGCCGAATTGACTTCCACTTCCACTAAAACTTGCAGCACTACTTGCCATTGTCAATGCAAGTGCATCTGCTTTATCTGGTGACTTGATACCTCTCTTGCGCATCTCGTCTTTACTTTCTATTTTTATTTTACCACTAGAAGTATATTTATATAAGGGGGAAGCTAACTCGGCTTCTAATTCATCATCAACTGGTAATCTACAATCTCTATGAGCCAACCAATCTTTAATTGCAAACCACAGCTCCGCACGCAAGTTTAAATAATTTTTCTTAGTCGCTGGTGCTTCGGCAACATTCACGCCACGCACAGGCAAGTTCTGCTCGGCGAGTCTGTCGACTACGCCTGCGCCCAAACCAATAACATCAACTAATATTTCTTGTGGGCGTTCAATCGCAGTAGCATCATCGTATCTATTTTTTATCACCCCACAAAATTGCATTAAGTCCATAGAAGGAAAAGATTGTATTTCAATGACATGGTTTCCTTGACGCACGCATAGGGCGGAACTATCGCCACCAAATCTAGCGACATCAACACCCCAAATGATAGGCTCGCTTGCCGCGAGAGAGACATCTCTATCAACTGCGCTTTTGATTAGCTCCATTGGTATAACAGTATCATCGTCTGCGGATGGGAACTCGCCCATCACCTCCACGCGCGCAACGGTAGAATCTTCGCCGTACTGCTCAATCATTTTAGTGAAGAGTTCCTTGTCCGTGCCTTCGACCGTGCGTGAGTCTATTTGCTCGTTTTTCCAAAATGATTTTGCGCTGTGGAAAGAATCGTAAAATGGGCCTTGATTCCTGCGTGGGTTGGAGAAAGTAAACCAAAAACGGTTAGGCGTGGGTTCGGAGAAGAAACCTTCGCTGACTGAATAAATGGGAGAAGGAATACCAGACGCTTCATCCATAATCAGGCATACGCCGTAAGATGAATGGATGCCTGCAAACGCATCTGGATTTTCCTCACTCCACAACTGTGCTTGGGCATAATAATAACCAGTATCTATTTTTAAGTCTCGCTCTAACGCTTCATCAAACCATGCAGCTGGTTTTATGGTTGTGGCAGTCTTTGACCACCAATGAGAGTTAATAGATAGCGTGAGCCATTTACCTAGCTCTGCCCATGTTCTACTTCTTAACTGTTGTTCGGTGTTAGCAGTAACAATTACTGTTGATCCTAACCTAGTTGATAACATCCAAAGAATAATCCAAGCAACCAAAGCTGATTTACCAATACCACGACCTGAAGCAACAGCCATTCTAAACATTTCTGGTAAATCCTTAACACCATTACGTTGAATGTGTATTGTCATTTCTCGCAAAATTTTTTCCTGCCACTTCCTTGGTCCTTTAAAATCTTCGAGGGGGGTGTCCTTCATTCCCCATGGGAAGGCAAATTTGACGAAGTTTAATGGATTATCTTTAACCACAGGTGACCATAGTTCGGTCATTAATAGCTTTTCTTCTTCTGGTTTATATTTCATTCAAATTACCTACAAAAAATTATCGCAACAGTTCCATGTACTGTACCCCACTCGCTCACGCAAACAGGGGGGTCTAAACGATAGTGAGTACTAACTAACATTATGTAAGTAAGTGCTTACTATCGCTGTATGCGTTGCTGTTACGCCATGCGTGAACGCTTGCGTGCATAAGTCTACGCAAGAACGCACAACCTATCTTGCTATTGTGCATATATGCACGCTTGCTCGCGTGCTTGCTGGCGTTAGTCTTTTGCATCTTTTAGATTAAGCGTTTCATGTTCTATTGTCTCGCCGTTTATTATTCTGGCGCTTGCGTGAGTGAGTGCGTCTTTTAGATTTACGTTGATGACTTTCTCCTGGCGATCAGCCCAATTGTCTGGATCTCTATTTTTTAAGAAAAAGATTGCGGAAGTTTCTTTGCCTTCCATTGCGTTCTGGAATACTTTGTTAGCTACGAGTTGGACTGCTTTATATCTTCCCTTTTTTATAGCTTGTGCAAATTGCTCGTTACGTTTCTTTTCTCTGGTAATTGTTGAGATATTTACACCGAGCAATGTTGCAATCTGCGTCTCGCTTAAACCATCGCCAGACCATGCTGATATTTGTTTATAATCATCTTCAGTTAGTTTTGCCAACTTTCTCTTCCTTCCTGGTTTCTCCTTACTCATGCCGATATTCTAGGCTATTTTGAACATTCAAAGAAGTATTTAATAATTAAAGAGTTATATATGTTGCATTTGCGTATACGCAATGCTACTATATATATAACTAGGTAATTAAATCTAGTTACTACGGAGAAAAAATATGCAATATATAGCAATAACAAAAGAATACTTTGACAAGGTAAACGGCAACAGCTATTTCAGTACCAGAATAGAAGATGTTGAAAACGATAGAATGTATATCTTACCTTTTCAATATGGTTATGGTACTCAATCGGAACATGAGACAAAAAAAGTTATTAAATGTTTTAATAAAAATGTTTCATGGAATGATATCAAATTTATCAAGATTGATAGATGTCTTAAAAGAGAAGTTAAACAACACGGCCAAGGAATAGAGGAAAACTATATTTCTAATCCTGGTTATTATTATCAAGATTAAGGGGGAAATAATGAAAGATCTAACAATTAAAAATATATGTGATACAGCTGGAGCAATCCAGCTAACACAACACGGAAACAAAGAAGCAATGAAATACGCTAACCATAAAGAAAAAGATGCCTTGCTGGTGGTAAATGAGTTAAGAACAACTGAATTTTTTACCAGAAAAGCAATATTTATATATCCTAAAGGCGTTGTTTCATACGCTCAAAATTAATAAAGGGGAAACTAAACAATGAATATTAAAACTAGAATAATAGAGGAAGTGTACGACACTTTAATGAATAACGGAGAATACCAGAAAGAGTTTAACTTTGCTGAGAATCCGAACATCATTCCATATTTGGACTATGCAACTAATAAAATACACTTAGACATTAACAATAAAAGTTATGTTCTAAAATTAGAGGCGGTGCAATCATGAGTAACTTACATTGTGACTATTGCGGAGAACATGAGCCAGAAAATACATTTTTAGAATGTGATTTAAGACCATACGACATATTTTGCTCTAAAGATTGCATTAATAATCATATAAATGATATTGAAAGCGGTGAATGGTCTAACCATGATAACAACTTAAAAAAATATTACGCGAATGATATAAAAAATAATTGGCAAGATTTACATATAGAGGCGGTGACACAATGAGCGCAAAACAATTAATAAAAGAATGGACTGGCTCACATAACGAAGCTGTTGAAATCATAGTATCAGTTCTAAACAATGGAACTGATGCCGATGATATAAAGGAAAGTTTAGAAAATCATTTTATAGATAATGGTTTAATGACTGAACAAGAATTTATAAAGGCGGTCACACAATGACACAGCAAGATCAAAACGCGTTAAAGAAACTTAAAAAAAAATACCCAGAACTCACACGCGTAGGTAACAACAATAAACAAGTAGACCGAAGACGGCAAAAAATTATGATGTCAACTGAGGACTATGAACTATATTTAAAACTAACTAACCAAAAAGGGGGAAATGATGAGTAATCAAGAAATAAAATCAATGTCTATAGAAATAGACAACCTAAGAAACCAATTATATAAATATCATAATATTTTAGATAAAACTATTAATTGGCTAGATGGCGAAGTTACCGAGAATCAAGAAGTCATTGACGAATACATGAAGGATGAAAGGCCAAAATGTACTGATGGAACTGATGACATGATAGAGGGTAGATATGAATGTGCCAGTTCTTTACTTGAGCAAATTCAAAAATGGGAAAACGAGGAGAACTAATTTATGGACCTACAACTATTACCAATATTAATTTTTATAGCGTTCTGTTTATATGCGACAGCTCTAATTATTAACGATAGCGATAAAAGAAAATGATATTTTCAATAAACATAAACGGCTCAATTATTGATTGGTGTTACAACTTAGATTGCCAGGACAAACAATATCATAAAACATGGATTCCTAAATTAAGGGATATTCAAATACTATCTAAAGATCTAAACGGCCTAACAATAAGCGAGGTTAAAAAGATAATCTTAGAAGATATACAACCAGATATAAACATAGTTAAAGAACACAATAATAAACTAGCGAGAGCGAGGAGAATGGGGAAATGAACTCAGACTATTTAATTAAAGTAGAAATAAAAGCAACAACAGACGGAATATTTCCGAACGATGTTAAACAGATAACTCATGCGGACATACAATTTTATGCACCAATTGACGAAACCAAAAACAAAGCGTTTCACAAAGCAAAAGACAATCTTTTAAGAGCAGTTAAAGAAATGTACTCTTTTGAAGATGAGCAACAAGTAGATGTTTCAATTAAATACATTTATGACGGAGTGAATAACCAATGAACAATATGACATTTAACACAGCTTTTGGTAAATATTCAGCACATTATAGAGATCAAGGCTTTGGCGGAGAATTACCCTACATATCCGAGACACACTCCAGAGCGACAGGAGAGGGCGGATATTTGCTTCGCGATGAAAATGATAGGCACATAGCCTATGTAACAAAAGAAGGCAAGGTACAGGCTTAGAATGAACAGAAACGATATTCCCAAACACCTTAGACATTTAAGCGATGAAAAACTAAAAGCATTATTCTATTTATTTAGGTCACCAAAATGAGCAACTTACATAACCAAGAACAATTAGAAAACCAATTTGATGACATACTAGACCAAGTTTATAAATGGGATAGTAAAGGCTTACTAGAAACTCAAATAAGATATGTAGTTTTAGCCTATGGTTTACATCAAGACGATGATCGCGATGAAATATTACAATTCATAGCGGAAAGTATTTTAAACGACAATTACGAGGTAGCATCAATATGACTGGCAAAGGATCTGGCAGACGCAAGGAAGACATAAACAAGATACGCAATAATTGGGATAGCGTATTTGGTAAAAAGAAAAAGAAACTAATAACCGAAGTAACGATTGAATTTACCATGCAAGGCAACCCAAATATAAACGACATGAATAACCAAGTTGAAAAAATGCTAAAAGAGAATAAAATTATATATTCAACCGTAACCAAATATATTAATGCTTGAACTGATTATTAAAATAATACTATCGCTCGCAGGCGTGTTCGCACTCATGCTCGCACTCACGTCTCTAGCAATAGTAATAATCGACCGCAAGCAATAAGTTACGACTAGCGAGAGTGTCATTACTCTCTCCGTAGATGACAACCCCCCCTAAAATCTCTCGCTAGTCACTCCACGCAAGCAAGCACGCACGAGCCTCTCTCAACCCTTCTATTAAATTAAAATTAAAAAGACTAGGTAATGCATTGCTTTACCCTTATAATGAATCTACGAGCTTAGGTGTATCTATAGACCACGATCCCCCTTTCACTCCTCTCCAGGTATGCCTAGCTCTCCTTCACGCTCACTCACGCACTAAGTCAGCTAAACCAACCAAAATAAAATGTTTCTTCCCACCGCTTTGGGATTTCTTTAACCGCTTCGGCTCTCCTTCCAAAACAATCCAGATTAAATTCGCATCACTCAACTCAGCAATAGCCTTACCCACGCTCTTACGATTAACCGCAGTCATCTTAGCGTAATAACTAATCGCATCATGCGAGGACCAAGTTTCATACCGCCAACGCTCGCACAAGGCCCAACCAACAAATCTAGCTGTCATGGATAACTCTTCATTGCCTGCAACTTCGCTACGATACCAATGCCAGATTAATTGACGCACACGCGAGAAATCTCCTTCCTTGCGTGCAAGCGTGATTGGAACTAATGCAGTTCTCTCTCCACGCTCGCTCGCATGCGCCGTTATCCACCAATAAGCTTTATCTATTTGTCCGAATCTTCTCATCTTTCTCCTGCGCAAGCGTGCGTTCTTGTATGCGTTCTTTCCAGAGAGTCAAACCCCCTCAAGGGGTTTGCT